CATCCATCTCTACAATTAAATCGGCAGTACCTGCGTACTCGTACTTATCTGAGAAGGTAAATTCTTCAGCAGCAATAACGGTCGGTTTATGCTTTTGAAAGAATTCTGCAGCTCTTAAAATCATCTGCCATACTGCTAAGTTGTACTTCGCATTACCGAAATCATCCATCCAGGTAATCTCTTTACCTGCGATTAGATCTTCTACAGCCTCGTGTACGGCAGTACCTTCGTTAGCTGCTTTTCTCATAATGAGGTCAGCGTTATGACCTACATCTTTTAGCCAGTTGTCGAAGAACTTATTCTTAGGCATATATTGCAATACAGTTGTAACAGACGGGTAATACACCCCTTCTTCTTTTTTGTAAACACGGCGGTCTAGAAACGTAATCTGTTCTAGAGTACCGTCATACATCAAGTTCTTCCTTTTATGTTCGTTCAGAACATTAGCACCTTTATAAATCATGCTAGTTGTAGTTTATGCTTCAAGAGGTCGCTGAAGGTTAACTCTTGTGCGGTTTGTACGTGATGGGTAAAATTAGAGAAACCCATCTCGCTAGGATCTTTGTCTACCATATCTACTAAGAAGACACGTTTACCCATTGATAAGAATTGCTCAGAATAACTTAGCGCTTTCTTTAATGCATCCTTATCTAATGCTATATAAATGTCTTGAACCTTACTAGAAACTAATTTCTTCATTAAGCTCTTAGATAACGATTTACCTAAGATTGGAACGGCATTACGCTTAACAGCCATCGCATCAAATACTCCTTCAACAAGTACAATGGGCTGGTTCCAGTTAATCATATTTTCAAATACGATAATATCTTTAGAGGCAGACGGATTCTTGTACTTCATAAAAGCATCTTCGAACGTCCTGCCTACAAAAAAGTTCAGTTGATTATTTTCGTTATACGATGGAATGATAATTCTACCTCCGTAGTCACCAGTCATACAATATCCGATATTATATTTAATAAAATCGTTATCAGTCAAACCTCTTCTATAAAGGTACTTTCTGATCTTATTAGCGATAATAGAAGTAGTAGAGGCTGAGTAGAGTGGTTGAAACTCTTTTGGTAATTCAACTACCTCTAAATCATGATAGGTAATTTTATCCCCTTTCTTAACATACTTAAGTACAGCAATAGCTTCTTCTTTTCCGATTTTTAATTGACGGAGCAGAGACTTAATAGTACGTCCACGGGTATTACATACCCAACACTCCCAAGGATTATGACCTTTCTCGTCGGAAGTTATCTTGATCTCAAGTTTAGGTTTACGGTGATTACAGAACGGACAATGGAAAGCATAATTATCCCTTGCTCGTTTGTGAGATTTACCCAAAACATTTTCGACTGCATTAAGCAGTAATCCATTCTCCATATAGAGAGTCTAACTAGTTATAACTAAATATAAGAAATTATTCCTTAGGAATCAACTTTAATAAAGTCTTTCTGGTAAAACTTACCCAGGATGTTGTCATTTAGAAAGTCTGGGTCCTCTAAAGCATCGTTGAGAAAGATATGTTTTATCTCGTAGTAAGTCAATAGTTTTTTTGTTGGAACGAAATCTAAAATCTCTCTAGACCAATCTTCAGGTTTTGAGGATCTAACTAAAGCTTTGATATCTGCTTGAGATCCGTAATAGTCTTTCCAATCAGATTCTTTAATTACCTTCTTCTTTTGAGGTACTCGGCCGCCGATCCCGGCTGCTTTCCTCTCTTCTTTTAAAGCTTCTAGCTCTCTTTTACCTAACTTAACGTTACGTTCAAAGAATAAGACTTTCTTTCCTACGTATTTTTTCTTTGTCGGTATATGAGTAACTCTATAGATAAATCCATATGTGCCTTCGGGCATGTCTGAAATTTCTGTAATGAGTTGATCTCTATACCTCCATGCTACTGGAGTTAATGCCATTATGCGTCAAATTTTACGGCAAACGTCATATCGCTGTGCTGTGATTTTGGAATGGGCTGTCCTAATTTTCCTACAGCTATCAGCTCGTTTGCATCATTATATAGCCCTACAGTCGTAACATATGGTTGGAAATAGCTTCCTGTTATATTATCATTAACTGAACCACTTGCAGTGGTATTATTATAACTAGATGGATTTAAAGTGAAATTAAGTTGTGATTGATTAGACCTGCAATTATAGGTATGTTCGTATATAGTATGGGATCCTTTCCAAGATAGTGATCCTGAACGTAGTACTTGCTCTTGGAATCTCTTAGCTATATCAGATTTAGTTAGGGTTAGCATTCCGTGACTGTAATAAATATTACCTATCAATTCGTTGTCTGTGAGTGTACTAGCGGGGTATATCTCGTAATTTGTAGTTGTAGTCTGTATGCTAGAGCTTGTTGCTGTTATTATAATAGTTCCTTCTAGGGTTGCTGGGGATGTTTCTTGGAATTGTACTTTAGTGTCGTCGCTTGATACAAGCACTTCTCCTGCAGAGATAAGGCTTAATAGTCCGGCTAGAGATCCTGTTACGGATGTTACTTGCGTAGTACCGCTGTCTAGATAGAAAGGAGAGGAACCTTCTTCTCCATCATATGATGCGGTTACTACAGTATACCCACTTGGTATTGAAATTGGAGAGCTAAGGTTTAGTTCGGTAGTACTAGCGATAGTACTAATGCCGCCGCTTCTTTGGGTTGAGAAAAATTGACTTGATGAGCTAACAGAGCTGCTTATCGTTGCGCTATAACTTACTGCTCCTGAGGTGAATAAGTTTCCCTCTCCGTCATCCACGATGTGAAATACGGATCCAGAGTTAAATTCAAATGTACCTGGTTTTATATTCTCACCAAATAGAAATTGAGGTATAGAAATAATAGCTACGTTATCTCCTAAACTTTTTGTAAAGAATAAAGTAGATTGATTATAATTTTCAAAGCTTCCGCTTTCAATAGAAGAGGTGTAGTTTGTAAAATATAACTGGTTTACTGAACTGTGAAACCTATTTAAGTTTGATACCTCTATATCTCCGGTTCTAGATCCAGTGATTGCTTCACCTAATCTAAACCTAATACCAGCAATAATCCTCTCCTGGTTTGTAGTGTAGGAGTAGGGTTTATGCGCAGTATACGGGGTTATAAACGCATCTTGTTTGTTGAGTTTTATAAATGCACTCATTCATTAGAAGTCTAACTTGATACGTACTAATGCTTCTTTGGTGAAGTCTTTTAATAAAGGTTGTGACAGTTTAGCTACAGCTAGCAAATCATTATTATCGTTATACAATCCTACCGTTGTCATATATGCTTGAGGAGCATTAATCATCACATTATGACGCAAATCTCCTGAACCTGTAATATTAGAAGGATTTGTTGAGTAGTTGAATTCTGAGTTTCTAACTCTAACAAAAGCGTACTGTGAGCTAACTGTTTCTTCTGAGTTTAATCTAATGCTTGTTAAAGCATCGAAAAACTTCTTAGCGTTTTGACCATTACTATTCGAGGTAGTAGTTGTAGCTGTTGCGATACTGCTTGAATGTAGTAAGATGGTTCCAATATCTGGTAGGAAGTATCCTTTCTCAGTTGTGTTGTTAATTCCATCTACAAGACTTCCAGATACTACCTTGTATACTCTACCGGCGTCACCGTATGTAATAGTTGTTAAATCTGTACTGTTGTCTATAAAGACTCCATTATCGGTGTTTAACTGGAAAGTACCTGGTAATAGCTTTTCTTTATATCTTGCTCTGTCGATTGATAATACGTAAAATTCAGATAACAGGTTACCGCTTAGCGAGAAGTCACTATCTTCATCTCCCAGTACTAATGATCTATACTGTCCGTAAATAATAGAGGACGGTGAATTACCGTCTACTGCACTATTCAATAATAAAGATCCAGATCCTACCTTGTTAGCGTAGGAAATAGAAAACTGTACTGCAGCGTTATTTAAAGCTGACCCAGTTTGGTAGATATCTACATAATATTGATTCTTAGAGGAGTACTGTGCTGATTCTGTAAAGAAAGTAGCTAACGTAGGTGCTCCAGTAGACCATACCGGTGCTGTGATTGCTTCAGCACTAATTGCGATGTCGTCGGTTTCGAATCTCTTAAATGACATAATCTATTAGAGTTTAGTGATGGTTACTGGTACTGTGATTCTAGCTCCTGAATCTCTACCGATGATAGTCATCGATGTAGTCAATGTAGTTTGAGAGCCGAATAATGTATTTACTGTAGTAGCTGTAAAGTTCAACGTAGTTCCTATTACTGTCTTAGATACGTTAGTACCTAATGTAGAGGTTTGGTTTAATCTCTGAGCTTCATCAGTGTTGATTCCTGCTCCGGTAAATGCTGCTGCTACTCTAGCGTCTGCAATGGTAAAGACGTAACCGTTAGTTTCAGTAGTATTACCTCCTCCTAAGTAGTTTAGTGTTTCAGGAGTAACAG